TAACATTACCGTTTGGTGCTACTATCTCAACAAACATAGTTGAACCTAACAATATTGGTCCCGTAGCAGCAATTGATATTAAACCATATGGGATAGATCCAAATCAATTATTAAGAATTTATGCAACTGTAAATGAAGGCAATCATATCCATCTTACCAGTGGAAATCTAAAGGTAACTGATGCCTATTTTGGCGATGACATGCAGTATGTACGTACAACTATTGATGGTAACATACACGTAGGTACCAGCGGCGGCGAAAATTGGGGAGGTTACGCATATAAGTTTGGTAATGATGGTATATTAAATCTTCCTAGCATAAATGGTGGAATACTTTTCCCAGACGGACAGGTTCAAACCACAGCATACACAGGTGGTGGTGGTGGGACTGGACCAACCGGTCCTATCGGTCCCACCGGACCCACAGGAGATACTGGGCCCACAGGAGATACTGGGCCTACTGGGCCTACTGGTCCGTCTGTAGAAATTGTAAGTAATCTTACAGTAAACAATACATTATTTTTCCATGATTACAACGACAATACAGATCCAATGTTCATTCAGAAAAAAGATGTTGATGTTAACCTATCAATGTTGGAAATATATTTGGCAGACGATGGATCAGGCAGCGTCATATCAGAACCGTCCGGAGTAATAACAGATTATCTAGCGTTGAAAACTACAAATCAAGATATACATCATTTGTTTGGATCGGACGGTACTTATGCTCTAGGGGCTAATATTATCTTCCCTAATAATCATAAGTTCAAAGTGGTTAATGTACCGGCTTCAAGTACTGGTCAAGTAGGTGACTTTGCTGGAATGGTGGCATTTGATAGTTCCTATATCTATTATTGCACAGCTGACTATTCAGGAGTCACAATAATTGGCAACATGTATTCACCTGTTGATCATTTTGACTCTTATTTACAAGCCACATATGGATTTGCAAAAATCAATACTGATATCACTGGGTGGACTTTAACTGTTCCCGGGCAAAGCATGAGTGTAACGGTTCATAGTGTGGATCAATCTTTCAGCGGCGGTGGAGAAACAGGACTATCGTTTAGTGATGCTGTTACATTTACATCAACAGACACATTTACATTTACAGCTCCGTCGGCAGGAAATATTTGGAAACGTGTACAGTTGAGCAATGATACTTGGCCATAAAATACAAGTAAAAATCTAAAATAATAAAAAGCCACGCGATGTGGCTTTTTATTATGATTAATGATCCAAACTTATTACCAAAACTCTCCATTTTAAATAAAATGGCATTGCAGGGATGAGAGATCATCCCTGCAATGTTTTATTTGTATGATAGGAAAAACTGTAGTATAAATATGTTACGATGGGGGTATAGCTCAGCGGCAGAGCGGAGGTCTCCGAGAATGCAGGTTAGCCTTGCAAGGGTTCGATTCCCTAAGTTCTTGTCCGAATAAACCTTTGGTCCCTGGTTCGAACCCAGGTGCCCCCACCATTACAGTATTTATCGTTGATTTTCCTACATATTAGTATATAATACAACATAGAATTTAAGCACGGTTGGCCGAGAAGGTAGGCACGCCTCTCATAAAGGTGGACTTTTACTAGTCAAGGCAGGGGCAGTACCTGCACCGTGTACCAACTTTTATAGGATGTCATGCTAAAGGTCAGTACACGATATCAAAGACTTAAGGCCAAGGCTGATAAAATTCAGCAAGCTATCAAAGATCTTCAAAACGAATGTACACATCCTAACGCTTTGCGAGAATCAAAATCTTTTACAGGTAGCTATACAGAATCAGATTCATATTGGTATGAATTTAAGTGTCCAGATTGCCAAAAATTTTGGAGCAAGGATCAATAGTTATTTGAAGAGGAGTAGGACTATGTGGAATGACGGTTCAGACGACAAGCAAGATCCTGACGTTTATAACGGCTGGCGATTGATTAACGGTGATGCCACCAACACTACCATGAAAGATCTGATGACAGATACCAGCGGTACGTGGAACATTAGCTTGGATCTAGGTAATTTTCGAGTATATCAACGTAACAATCGACAAGGTACATTTTAACATTGCTTTTTACATAGTTAGCTGTTATGTTACTAATAGGTTGTACAATGTGGGGACGTAGTCCAACAGGAAGAGACAAAGGACTTAAAATCCTTGTGTTGTGGGTTCGAATCCCACCGTCCCTACCAACTTTTAATACGATCTAATAGCTCCTGATAACTAATAGAAGATTTAGATCCTTTTTTACAATTTTTCTCATTTAACATTATTTCACAATTAGCAGGATGAGCGATAATATTTGGATCAATTTTATTTTTATATCCGTCAGAAATGCTATACATATGATCCAAAACAACACCCACAATTATGTTTTTATTGGGACAATACATTTTATATTCAGCTAATAATTCATTGCCTTTGATTTTTAATAAATCATAATCAGTCCATTTTTTAAAAGCACAATTTCTTTTATAAGTTTCTTTCTCCCTTGTTCTTGCTTTACCTGTAATCTTTAAAGTTTTTAATAAACTTTCTCGTTGTTTCCTACGACTTGTTTTATCTCTTATTTTATTTGTGTAAATAGCACTACACGATTGGCAACAAAACTTTTTTTGATCTTTGTCAAGTGAAATTCCACAATTTACGCAATGAGTATGATATTCATATTTTCGTCTGTATGTAGTCGAACAAACTGGGGAACAAAACTTTTGTTTTTTCCTTTTAGCAATAACTGAAAAATTTTGCTTACAATGTAAACATTCTTTATTATATAAAGTACCCATTACCTATCTCCGAATAAATAAATTGTGGGACAGCCCGGATCTCCGAACTGGGTTTTTGATTGCGCGAACAATCAAATCACCACAATATTTATTATAGCTAGTGCATTGACATATCTGCAAATATCTATAACATATAACTATGTCACGCTGGTTTTTAGCAGTTAATACTGTTCCAGAGGAACTTGAACGATTCATTAAAAACCTAATCATAGATGAAACAAATGTCTAACAAAACAATTATTCATGTTAATAGACAGCATATTGCTGCAAATCTCAAACGCGAAGGTCGAACTCCTCTGCCTGTCTACACTGTAAAGCGTGGTAGCAAGAATACATATGGATATAGTGTAAAGATTACAGGTCCATGTGTTCTAGTTGATCCACGTGAAAGTGGTCAGCTTAGCTGTGGTGCCAGAGCTTGGATTGAAACCGAAGGTCCAGTTGAAATTATTGGTGCAATGACATTTCAAGATGTGCAGAAAATAAAATAGGCTTGATATTTCTACCAAGCCTATTTTTCTATTAAATCTCAATTGTTATTATGCTGTTTCTATTCTTGCTTGATTAGAAGCTGTGAGATCTTCGTCTGGAAGCAACCATTCATATGTGTTTTTATCCCAGGTTGTAACTGTACGATCACGTATTTCCTGAGCATATTGAATGGTATCAGATGGAGATATTGATACACTCGGAGGAGTGTTAGTATAAGGACCGCCTGGATCTGTTACTACCACTGATGTTACTCCACCCGCAGCATTAGTAACGGCAGATGCTGCTGCGGTTCCACTTGAGAATATTACTGCCGGAGCATCATAGTTAGCACCGCCATTTGTTACAGCAACGCTGCTAATCAACCAACTTAATGTTGTTGATGCATTTTGTCCGTGTGTGCTACCGCTCAATGTTAATGTTCCACTTGGTGCGGTTGTATAATCTCCTGGATTTACAACATTTAATGATTGAACATCCCAGCGTATGCTAAATGTTGCACCGTGTGCCCAGCTATTGGCTAATGTTGCGCTGCTATACGGTGTTGTGTTTGATAGATTTATATTACTAACTGATCCAACACTTGAGTAGGTAACACCATTGACATTTCCATTTGCTGTAGTACTGGCCACTGTAAGAACCACTGGGCTTTCATAATTTGCATAATTCCAGATAAATTTATCGCCCACTGTGTAGCCATTGCCATTACCAACAACACTAGCACTGCCAAGTTGTACGGTTTCTACCACAAGATTTCCTCTTGGTGAGAAAGAACCGCTGCTGCTGTAGACAATTTCACCTGGTACATAGTAATGTGTAGTATCTCCATTACCACCTGATATAACTGTTGCTGACTGAATACCAAGATGTGCTACTGCGCTGGCTCCACTTCCACTAGCACCATATGGTGTAACTTTTATGTTGGCTTCACCGGGTTGCAAGGCAACTCCTCCTTGGACAAGCTGACAACGACCAAGTTCAACGCCGGCAACATTTGCCATATTATATGTGTTTGTGGCTACTTGGCGTTGAATCCATGCAGTTGTTGGTCCATTTGAATCAGGTATATAAGCTGTTGCAACTATTTGTTGTCCTGTACCTTGAATATTTCCAATAAATTTTTTACTAAGCGGGCGGCCCATTATATGTCTCCTTTTATACGAATATTTATCTTTACACCCACAGATTTGATAACAAATCTATTGCAAAGATACACAATACTTTTATAATAAAAATGCAGGTTGCGGGTGTGGTGGGGATGTAGACCAATCGGCAGAGTCAAGGGCCTCAAAATCCCTGTGTTGTGAGTTCGAATCTCACCGTCCCTACCAATTTTTGACAAGTATTATGAAAGCTTTTTCTTTTTAGTTAAACCTTGTCTCCATCCGTTTGGAATATGAGAATTTTTCAAAACTCTCATATTTTTAACTCCGTTGGTTATATTCATATATTTTTTATTGGTTTGTCTTATTTTTTCTCTAGTGGAAAGAGATTTTGGCAAACGAATGGATACATTTTCAATTACTGTAAAGATATTTTTGTTTATTCTTTCTTGCAACATATCTAAAGTAATGCAAGATTTATCACCTTTTTGAGAATTTTCACTATTGCTTATGAATCGACAATTCATAAAATGAGAAATTATTGTAGGATCAATTTTATTACGCCATCCATATTCTACAGATACCATATGGTCTCGACAAACACCATTTTGATTTTTGGTTGGATGAAATATTCCCCATGATAATAAAAGGTCATAACCGGGTATTTGAGGCATGCTATATGGATCAAATTGAAAAGCACATCTTTTTTTATACTGCGCTTTTTCATCGGTTAGTGATCTGCCAGTTTTTTTATACCAGTTATTAATGGCATCTTTGGTAGATAACAGTTTCATGTTAAGACATTTTTTCAAAAACATTCCAAAATCAGAATATTCGATGCCATATTCTTTTTTAATATCAGACGGTGACATTCCTGATTTCAAGTGTTCTTGAAAAATTGCCCTGACTTTACTAACATGTTCTTCTGTCACTAATATATTTGATTTTAGATTTAAAACATTAACACAAAGTTTTATAAGTGCATGCTTCTTTTTTGGTACAAGTTTTTTCATATATGTATTTATCATCAATGGATGATTTTTGTCTCAAAATCATTTGCTTCACAGCGTGGGGGTTCAAGTCCCTCCACCCGCACCAACTATTTTGGAACGAAAAGTATATTAAGGATTTTGTAATCCTTGCTTTTGTTTATTTCGATAATTGAGTATATAAGTTCAGCAACACTGTTAGGTGACATTTTTGCTGAATGTGTAACCTGTGCAACACTGTCAGTATCAACATATCCTGGTCTAACAATAATTATTGTGGGATAACCTGGTATATTTTGCATTTGTTTAGCAGCAGACTCCAAGGCTAGTTTTTCAATTTGATAAGGATGTGGCCATGTTTTGGTGGTTTCTGTACTTTGACTACCAATTATCACAATAGTTTTGTTAGTTTGTCCCTTGCATATTTGACAAATTTGATATAAAAGGCCAATTGAATTAAAGCCGAGATTTGCATTTAGCACTATTATATCATTTGTAAGAGATGCAATAACAAATTGGTCTCGTTCCAGCTGAGAAGATAAATCTTTGTTATTGCTGCGAGAAAATCCAGTTATTTCATAATTTCTTTGGCCAAAATACTCAGCTATTGCATGGCCAATACCACGACTATGTCCACTTATTAAAATTTTCATATTATATTATGCTGAATTTTAGAAAGGATCAGTAATTACTAATGTATTTCCGCGTAACATTAAATTTTCGTTGTGTGTATCTAAAAAATCAATATCATTTGCGTAGGCGAAATCAACCAACTTTCTAGAAATATCTACCCAACTAGGCCTAGGACTTTTATTCAATGCGGCCCACAACGCTGAAAAATCAACTTTTCGCAAAATGTTTGTCCCCATATGCAAATTATTCAGGATAGTTTTAATGTTATCTTCATCCGGGTTACTTATATCAATGTCATTTTTAATACCTAACAAGGTCAAATATAACATTTCTGGCTGATATTTTGTCCATAGGTCCTGCTCTGAGATAGGTATTAATCTTTCCATTCTGATGTAGTACATAGGTGTATCTGGAATTTGTCTTAGGTTCTTGTTAATAACAGGTAAATGTTTATTGCCTTGATTTTGCTCGACAAATTTGATAAACTTTTGGTAACGTTGATCCCTGGTAAACAATTTTAGCACATATGGCTTCTTAGGATGTTGTGCTACGGTACCGTTTAGTCCAGATCCTAATATAGTCCAGCCATATTTTTGCAAAATCTTTGCCGGTGTTCTTCCGGCTTTAATTTCTTGTTTTAAAGAGATTTCATCCAAATGCATGATATATTTAATCAAACATATACTTGCTTTGTATCTTGCGTGTGTTATATTAACACGGTAAAATTTTGTAACCTTATAAGGATACGACGATATGCGTTATATTACTAGAAGCATTGCTGTTGCTGCAATTTTGGCAATCTTTTCGGCTGGAATCACCGATGCCGATGCAGGTAGCAAGCCCGGCGGAGGCGGAAGTCACGACAGTGGATCAAGCAGCCGTCCTAGCAGCGGCGGAGGCAGCGGATATAGCAAGCCCAGCTCACCTAGCCCTAGCAGCGGTGGATCTGGTTATTCAAAACCAAGTACAACACCCTCTTCTGGTTCAAATGGATATGCAAAGCCCGCAACTCCATCTGCAACTACAAATAGTCAACAAGGCTACACCAAGCCTAGTACGCCAAGTCAACCTAATACTGGTTCACCTGCTGGACAAAGTACTCTGGGATCGGCTAGCACCAAATCTATGAGCCAAGACAGTCTCAAGGCATATCAAGCAGAACGTGCCACTGCTAGCAAGCCTCCGCAGACAATTAACACAGCAGATGCTAAAAATAATCCCGCTCGGTCAACTTATAAGAGCACTGACCAGTATATGAGCAACAGGACTACTATTGTAAGTAATTATTATAATACGTATCCTGGATTGGGTGGCATTACCTATCACATGCATCCAAATTATGGTATCTATGATAGTGGATTTTTGACTGGTATGGTTATGGGTTATGTTGGCGGATCCATCATTAACAATGCAATGTGGATGTATAGTCACAGTCACGAACCTTGGTATTCGGGATACAGAGCTGACCTGGAAGCGCAGGCTGCTAATAATGCAGATCTACGTGCAAGGCTGAATCAGATGGATGCCGAAATGGCTAAACTGAAAGCCCAGAATGTTCAACCTCAGCCGGTGAATACATTGCCAACCGGTGTGGATCCTGCACTGGCTATTGCACCTGAAGCTATGATGACAGCGGATGCCGACGAGGGTATGAGCTGGTGGTGGGCAGTGGTATTCTTCGGCGTAGGCTTGCTAGCCGCACTGATTGCTGTTAAACTATTTAAATAGGTGAAATATGGGACTACTCAATATTCTTAAAACAGTTGTGAAAAACAACACCAGTCTAGGATACTCAAAAGGTACTGAGACTATTGAAAAAACCTTAACCCCTCTGGGTATGCATCAGGGCAGTGCTGTAACGCTGTCAGAAATTGATACTGCACTAGCTGCGGCAGATGGTTCTATCTGTCCCATGCCCAAAGGTTCGCTGGTGGTGCATGCTGTGGGCAAATATTCGCTTTGGGGTAGAGACGTTTACCATTGCTATTTTGGCAGCACAGGCGAGTTTGTGCAATTAGTCACCGCTGCAGACAGCCAAACTGTTCTACAAGCTAGATATTGGCATCTACGCAGTGAGATTCAGCCAACTACCGGAGAAGAGTGGGAGTTCTGGCTAGGCAGCTGGCAAAAAGATGAACGAGGAGAATTTATCCGTGACAATAAAGGTATCGCAATCAAAAAAGAAGACGGGCTTATTGGATTTCCACAGTTTCAAGTAGATACTGTGCCTGCTATTGTATATGATCGAGAATGGCAAGCTGGATCTAACGCAGTTGATCCAGTAAAATTTACTGAGACTCTGCTTGACGCTAGTGGTCATAAGCACTATATTAAGCACGAGGCTATGGAATATTCAAGAAAGCTATCCGATGATGCCGATAGCAAGGTCGAGAGTTTGTTGGCTAGTGTGGTAGAGGACAACGGGAGTGCATCAATCAATATTTGGATTGGTATACCCTTGGATCACACAGCAATTAAAGTCCTGGCAAGTTAATATAGAAAGGTACTACAATGAGCATTGTTTCAAGTATTGTTACTACAAAGGCACGTGAGCTGCACGATGGAGCCATCAAGCTAATGGCCAAGTGGGATCCGGACAGCGTGGGCGAGGCCCAGATTACTGAATGGGATAATCAAGCACGAGATCTTGCTAGATCAGCTGCTAAGGCAGCTACCGATGCAAAGACCGCACAGGAAAGCCTGGCAACTATTCAGGCTAATGTTGCTAAGTACACCGCTGCTGCGGAAAAGCTTGCAGCTACCAATGAGAGTGCTGCTGAAAAAGCTGCCGATACAGCGCTGGAATGGCAGAGCAAGCTTGCTGCTGCTGAAACGGAAGCCAAGGATGCCGGTGATTATGCTGCAGAAGTGAAGGCTGCTGCAGAACGTGCTCAGCAATTGGTTGTGGAAGGTCGTGAGAAGATCGAACACGCCAAGCGAGAGCAGGCTCGCGCTGCTAACGAAGCTGCTGTTGCTGCTAGCCGTCGTGCAGAACGCGAACGTATCGCAGGCATTACCAAAGGTCTAAATGGTGCAGATGCTGTGCTGGATGCTATGGCTGCTAATACACAGAAGGCACGCGAATCTGCTGCTGCAGATAATCTCCGCAGTGGAGTACTTGGCAAGACTACTGAAACTGATGATGCTATCAAGGCAGCATTGGCAGAAGTTGAAGGCACCAAAAAGCCTCAAAGTCTTGCAGATAAGCTTGCAGCACTGAAGAAGAATTAACTTTTGCAAGGAAGATGGCAGGCTAATAACCTGCCATCTTTATTAGATGTTTTGTTTTAGAATTGATCCCGACGAGTTGTACCTACAAGTTAGTATGAACTGGCCTGATTGGCTGCCTTGGTGGAACAATACATATCGGTGGTATAAGGATTGGCTATGCACTGAACACAGTGCAGCCGAAATCCAAATTGAGGGCAATTGGAACTGCTTGTTTGACTTTACATTCCAAATGACCCGTCGCAGTGATCATGGCGGAGTTAGACTGCATCTAGGGTTGCTCAAGCATTGGATCGCCTTGAGTTGGTACGATACCAGGCATTGGAACCACGATGAGAATCGTTATTATAATAAGGAAGATTATGATAACCAGATGTATACCGTAGAAGATGCTGCAAAGATGATTAATGATCTTGCACAGCAAATCAAAGGTGGTATGAGCGACAAGGATCTTGCTCAATTGCACAAAAATCTTCCACATAAATCTTGGGCAACAGCTATTGTTGGCAAGCTTGCCGAGTGGCAATATTCCACCGAAGCCAAACGACTGGCAGATATTATCTGGAATAACGAAGTGAAATATGCATGGTGGAAGATAGAAAAAGGTCCTAAGGCTCAATGAGCGAAGTTGAATATGATTATTTGACCGAAAAGGAAGTGTTAAATGAAGCAAAAACCTATTGCTTCATGCGCGATACATTATATTTATATAGAGGTTTAACTTCTGGCAGAAAATCAAAAGATCCTATGCCTAAGGCTATCTTGAAAAGCCTAAATTTAGAAGAAGTTCGTACAATTATTACAGTTGTTAAATCAGATGGGTCAGAACAAACCAATAAACAGGTTGAATGGCGTAGGCGAAAAGTTATATAATAACAGCATGGGCGGTTGGTTTGAGAGGTGAGACGCATCCTTTACACGGATGATTATGCAGGTTCGAGTCCTGCACCGCCCACCAACTAAGGAACAAACGTGTGGGCCGTGTACCCGATAAAATTTCTGACAAAATTACCTATTATGCTCTAGCATATTGTTTGGTATTTGTATATTATATTTCAAAACCCGTTCTTTATTTTTCTAAATGGATGAGAGAAAAACTAAAGCCAAAACATCGAGAACTAAACTGGTTAAGAAAGTTATCTGGTATACCACCAAAGTAAGGAGTTGCATTATGGAATTTATGAAAACCGAAGGAGACCGTTCAGGAGTAGAAATTCCTGACCACTCTCACAAGGCAGCTAATGTTATCCATGCTATGATTAAACAACTCGAAGGTAAGGAAATTTACACCTTGGAAGATATCGATGCTGCTTGGAGTGCTCTCAGTCGTGCACGACTGCATATGGATATGGAAGAGTAGTTGACGATATTATAAATATCGTGTAGTATATATTTGTTGCTGGGGAATCGTCTAATGGTAGGACCAGGGACTGGGTGAAAGTGTGCTATTCATACGCACATAGAACTAACATTATGTTAGAGAGTGCAAATCTCAAATCACCAAAGATTGAATCCCTTTGTCTAGGTTCGAATCCTAGTTCCCCAGCCATTCTATTTTTCATATAACTGGTCTATATTTTTAACTTTATATTTTTCTTTAACCCATTGAATATAAGGTTGTATTTTTATTTTATCAATTACATTGATATGAGAATTTTGCGCTAGTTTAGCTTTTGCTCTATTACACATATATCCTTTTATTTCGTACTCATCTGAATCAATAATAAAATCAGGAATATATTTTGATATTTTCCCTTTGTATTCATATGAATATATATTTTTTGATCTTTTTATATCAAAATTGTGATCTAGATGCCAAATTAAAAAAGCAAGCTCATATGTGCTATCACAGATAAAACCTTTATATTTTCCTTTACGCCCGCCGCCGTGCTTCTCCTGTATTAATGCATTAGTTGTAGCTAACTTTTTAAAACACTCACGCGAGCAGGTTTTTAATTTAGGTTTATTTTTTGTAGATCCACATACAGCACATACAGTAGAATTTCTTTTTATTATACCGCGTTCTATTTTTGTTTGTACTCCTCTTTTAATAGCAGTTGGGTCTTTCTGTACCCCTGTATAAAGTTCTTTCATACGTTTTTTAAATTCTATAGATCGAGGACCTCTACTATTTGCACAAGATTTACTGCAATAGGATTTAGTTCCCCATTTTGAATAGGCATTAAAAACTTTATTACACTTAAGACAGGGTTGGTAAATAGATTTGCTGATCATGAATTTTCCTCATATTAGAGCGATTGGAGTTGGCAGACTCGCGAATCGCATTTTTATTTATCTAGACATACACATCTATTCGATGTAAACTAATAACAATATCTGTATGGGAGTTGGCTTAGAAGCAGCCAATAAGAGATAAAGACCAACTTACCTTTAAAAAGATTTCAAGTTATAGACAAAAGGTAAGATATGATTAATAACAAAGATAAGGCCCTAGGTTCATTTATTGGATTAGCTGTTGGTGATGCTCTAGGGGCACCAGTTGAGTTTAAAGAACCTGGTGAGTTTGAACCAGTTACAGATTATAGAACTGGCGGTGTTTGGCGATTGCCACTTGGTTATTGGACCGACGATACAAGCATGGCGATTTGCTTGGCTAAAAGCATATTAGATACCGACACCATTGACCATGTAAATCTTCTTGAATATTTTTCACGTTGGTGGTTAAAAGGAGAAAATAGTTCAACTGGTAGATGTTTTGACATTGGAAATACTACCAAAAATGCTATCCATAAATTTAATAACGACAACAGAAATAACACGGTAAAAGTCTATACTCCTGCACCAGATCGGCATGATTTGTCTGGCAATGGTAGTATAATGCGATTAGCACCTGTTGCTATACGCTGGCATAATGACAAAGAATTGCTGATAAAAAACAGCATAGAACAAAGTCTTACAACTCACGGAAGCAAAGAATGCCAGCAATGCTGTGCTGAGCTTGGAACATTAATTGCTCGTGCGATTAATGGTGAGGATATTAAGTCAGAGCTAACAGCATTTGCATCTGTTCAGAATAAAGTACCAAACTCAGGTAGAGCATTAGATACAATGATTGCTGCAAAATGGGCGGTTGGTTCTACTTCAAACTTTAATGATGCTGTATTAGCTGCTGTTAATCTTGGTGGTGATGCAGATACTATTGCTGCAGTGGCAGGACAGATCGCTGGTGCAGTATATGGGCTAGATTCCATTAAAAAAGAATGGGTTAACCAGTTATATATGGTCGACGATCTAAAGACGCTAGCTGAGAAACTATATAATCGAGCATAGCAAGCATTTGAGCTTCCGTTATGGATGACTGGTACACTTTGTAATTAATAAATACATGTATATTCAGAGGGAATATGCATGCGTCCATTACAAAAATCCGTACTTAATCTTCTACGCCCTACTGCTAATGTAGTAAATGGTAGCAGTGAATTACCTGCTAGAGTTTTAAGACAAGAATCCAGCACAAGTTTTACAGTTGAAACAGCTGACGGCACAAATATCTGCTCATTAACCAGTGAAAATCCTCAACCAGGACAAATGAGATTAAAAGCATTTGCTGCAGATGAATCCAGCTATTATGTTACACATATAAGTAAAGAACTTATAACTGTTGAACAAGACTCTGGAACAGAAATATCACCAGGAAATGAAGTACGGTGGAATGTATCAACCGGGAATGACAAAGATCTGGTGTTAGACAACTACTCATATTGGTCATGGCTTAGCTTATTAAATGGCGTATCTATGGAGGATTTTAAAATAAATCCAGATAGTTCAATATATATTGTTGGTTCTGCGCTAGATGGCGGTCAAGTCTCAGTATTAAAGATATCAGCATCTGGTGATGTTATGTGGTCTAGACAATTTACAGGTATTAATAATCCAATTGGCGGCAGTGGCATTGTTGACTATGATGGAAACATGTATGTTTCAATCTCAGAGTTCAACGGATTGACATACTTTGCTAAGATAAGCCCATTTGGTGAGCTATTATGGCAAAGAAAATCAAATGTTGCCCCTTATTCTTACAATGCAAGTGTATATAGTTTTGCTATAGATAGCCAGAATAATTTTTATTTTCTTGGTCAACCAGTTGACGGTGATGGATACCACAGCGCCAGTTATAAAATATCACCAGACGGTGATCTATTATATCAAAAGATAACTCATTCACTTGGATTAACATTTTCATATGATCAATATGGTGCATGGTGCATGTTGCCAGATGATACATTTATGGTATCTGTGAATCAAAGCTCAGCGCCAGATTATAAAAATGCAACTTCTAACATTGTTAGATATAATCCAGACGGTTCTGTTTTATCACTATATGCATTTGTAAATGCAGATGATCCGGTCAATGATCGAGTAGATACTTATCAAATACTATTTGATAGTGAATCAAATCTTATTTTTGTAGGATCAACTGGTAACTATCCAACTAATGGCGGTTTTATCATGAAAACGGCATTGAACGGGGATATTTTATGGCAGCATGGATATGGAAAGGTAGGTGCGTCTGGATTTTTTTATAGTGCTGCAATAGATGCAGATGATAATGTTTATGGAGTGTGGAACTCCAACGATGACGGCTCAACATACTTCACTAAATGGGATACAGATGGTAATCTAATTTGGCAGAAACATATTTTTAATTCTGATAACACCTTATTGTTCGTGGGTAGTATACAGGTAGCTAAAGATCATGTTTATCTATACCTCTATACAGATGCTGGTGATCAAGCTATATTACGTTTCAATAAAATAGATCCACAAGAAGGATCATTTACAGAGCCCTTTCAATATTCTGTTACAAACGCAGCAGATGACGGATATGGAATTTTAGCAGTAAATGTTGGCAGCGGCACCCCTACTATTCGTGTCGATCAAAATAATACTGATTGGCTACCAGCAGATTTTGCACAGGAAGATATTTTAATCAATTATGAATTTGGATTTCAATCATGACAACAATTTTAACACCACATGTAACACTAGAAGAAATGTTAGCTAGCCAAACTGCTGCTAGACTAGGTATTGACAACACTCCAACCGATCCTGTCATCCTAGACAATCTCAAAAAAACTGCTGAGATGCTAGAACAGGTTAGAACCTTATTGGGATCTAGACCAATCATAATCAGTAGCGGATATAGATGCTTGGCCGTTAATACAGCAGTAGGCAGCTCTCCAACCAGTGCACACGTTCAAGGACAGGCTGCAGATTTCACCTGCCCGGGATTTGGTAATCCATACCAAGTTTGTCAAGCCGTAGCTGCTAGCAATATTCAGTTTGATCAACTGATTTTTGAGTTTGCAAGCTGGACACATATAGCATGGAGGGATAACCCTCGTAGACAGCTATTAACCATTGACAACTCAGGCACTAGATACGGTATATAATAATATGCTCTCGTGGTCCAATGGATGGGCACTTTATTGTTTTAGATGTACATGTTATTAGAGTATTAACAACTATATAAAACATTAGATAATAAACTTTGTTTAATATTATCTCTTTTATGCTTGTTATTCCATTCTTTTACTTTTATTCGTATGATTTGTATGTTATGAACCCTGTTCATCCATTCATCACGAATAGTATCTCGTTCTATTTGTTCAACTCGTTCATGATGACTGCCATCAAGTTCAATATTTAAGTTAAGTTTTGGAAACCAAAAATCCATAATATAAGAAGTGTTCTTTTCATCATTGTACAATGTATAATTTAATGCATAATAATCGTCATTTTTTATATAACCAATAGACATTAACCATTCATCAAAACATGTTTCAACATAATTTAGTTTTCCTTTACGAATCCAATTAAATGTTCCGGCATTATCTTTAAGATATTGAATCCTTGCAGTTCTGATTATTTGATTGCAACAAACTGTTGAGCATGTTTTTCTAATCGTTAATGAGTCAAACGTATTTTGACACGACACACACTTTAATTTATGAATAATTTTTACTTTTTGTTGTGTTTTTGAAATAGATTTTTTGTTTGTATGGTAGTACAATTTCACACTATTTGATATTTTTAGCCTGCTTTTAATAGATTTAACTTTACCTGTATTATTAAATGAACTAGAGCAGGAAGAAGAACAAAATTTATTTTTTTTCTTGCTGAAAGGTATGATATTTTTATATTGTTTACACAAAATAGGACATTTCAAATAACGTTCTTCGTTTAATTTGCGATTATGGTTAGCTTTCTCTCTATAAACAATACTGCTATTTGCAGCAGAGCACGACAGTGAACAAAATTTACCTTTGCTGCCAGATTTTGGCATAAAAATAATATTACATTGTGCACATATAGATGATTTTTTTCATTTATAATCTCCGAGTAATAAATATATCTGTGGGACAGCCCCGACTTCGAGCTGGGTTTTGATTTGTTGCATCAAATCAATTACCACTTATATTTATTAAATTAGTCTGATTTATATAGGTTCGAGTCCTACCAAGAGCTCCATTTTAATACTAGCGATACGCTTATAGTTACGTTATGCTAGCTTATGCGAAAGTTTTTACAGCAAGGTAAGCTAGATGGGCTATGTGGTTTATACAGTGTTCTTAACTGTTTAGATTATTTGTGTGGTCCATTTGATGAAAGTTATCATAACGAACTCTTTTCAACACTAGTAAAAAAACAACCTGAGATTTTTCCTGCTTGTGTATATGAAGGCACAGAAAAATCTCATGTTATTAAATGGTTGAAAATTGGCAGCAGGACACTTGGCGTTAAGCTAGCCGTTATTACTGCATACGAATCTAGATATTTCATCAAAAATATAGAATACTGGCGAGAAATGCAGCAAATAACTAGAACTAGAAACACCTGTGCTGTGATAGGACTCGGTGATCCTTGGAACCATTGGACTGTGTTAACACATATTAAGAACAACAGAGCGCATTTTCTAGATAGTTATGGGATTAAATCGCGTAGCCTGTCATGGTTTGGTAATGGCAACAAGCAAACGCAGATTCTAACAGATGAAACCTTGTTAGTTCAACGATTGGACTAGTTGCCAATCGTTAAACTCTCAAAACTTGTATTCAACTGTCTATTCACTCTAACAAAAGTTGCACACTTTGGCATGTCTTTTATTTTTTCGGCACCAATATATGTGCAAGCTGATCTCACACCTCCAAGTATAGTTTGAATGGTATTTTTAACTGGCCCACGATATGGTACTTTAATGGTTCTACCCTCGCTGGCTCTATGCTCTGCCACACCACCGTGGTATTTGTTCATAGCTGTTTCACTGCTCATACCATAAAATAGTTTGTATTTCTTACCATCTTCTTCTATAACTTCGCCACCACTTTCATCATGGCCGCTCAGCATCCCACCTAACATGCTAAAGTCAGCACCCGCAGCAAAGCTCTTGGCAACGTCACCTGGTGTGACACAGCCGCCATCTGCACAGATATATCCACCTAGACCGTGTGCAGCATCTGCACATTCATTTATAGCACTGAGCTGAGGATAGCCAACGCCACTGACCAATCGTGTGTAACATGCACTGCCACTACCTATACCAACCTTTACCACATTAGCTCCAGCCAGTATAAGTGCTTCAGTCATTTCTGCGGTGACTACATTGCCAGCCATAATTGTTGCACATGAATTTTCATCACGTATCTTTTTGACATAATCCAAAAATCTTTCAGTGTAGCCATTTGCAACATCAATGCATATTTTTACACTCCAATTATATTTGCCTGTCACACGTTCTTTTACACGCTGATATTTGGTGTAATCGTCCTCAGTAATACCCATTGTGTACCAGCTGTATGTACTAGGATAACTATATTGAAAAAACTTATGAAGTTGTTCTACTGTATAATGTTTGTGTAGTGCAACATTAAGCTTATCTTTGTGAAATGCCTCGGCCATTTCTATGGTGCCAGTGGTGTCCATGTTAGCGGCTATGATTGGAATACAGGTATATTCATCATCAGATTGAATTTTAAAAGTCCGTTCTAAATCAACTTCGTTTCTACTTTTTAATGTGCTGCGTTTTGGTTTTAGCAACACATCGTTATAATCTAGCTTAACACTGTCTTCAATACGCATATTGTGCTCCTGGTTACATTGTAGTATAAACAATAATATTCTGATCCATAAATATTTTTTGAACACGGAGGTATCAGATGAGCTCATTGCTGTTACTTTTACTGCTTATTCAAATTAAACATTTGATTATTGATTGGTTTTGGCAGCCTGAGTATGAATGGAAAAACAAAGGCACTTACGGTCATTTAGGCGGTCTTAGGCATGCTGCTAAAAATGCTGTTGGTACCGCATTGGTGTTTTGCTTATTTGTTCCAAATCTAGCATGGCTTGTGTTGCTGATTGATTTCATTGCTCATTATCATATAGATTGGATGAAGATGAACATTAACCGTATTAAGGGGTGGGGTCCAACTACACATGAACAGTTCTGGTGGTTGACAGGATTCGATCAATTTCTTCACCAAATTACATATCTATTTTTAATCTGGCTTGTTGTATAATAGCTACATAATACGTGAGGAAGACTGTGGAAAAAGTTCGAGATCAGATTTTGTTTGTATGTGAGAAGGTGTTTTTTGCTATATTGGCTGGGTTTTATTGGTCTGAAAAACAGTATGATCAATTTCTAAAGCCAAAACTACAGAAAATGTCGGCTAAATGTTGGATAGGAACTGTTGCATTAATAGCACTAGGTTATATGTTAGCTAAGATTTTATAGGAGCTATCTTGTAAACAGCTTAGTGATCTATATAATAAATAGAGCATGGCTTTTGCACTCGCAAAAGTTAATTTTAAACAAAGGAAGGTATGAAATGACAATGATGAAGAAGCTTACTGCTATGGCTGTTGGAGCACTTGCTCTAGTTGCCGCTGGATCAGCTCAGGCTGGTGATAACAAGTTCTTCGCTGGCCCAACTGCCGGTGCTGGATTTGCTGGTGGACCTACAATGGGTTTGAATGGCGGATATGAGTTCAGCAAGTACGGCCGTGTTGAAGCCACTTATGATCACATGTTTATGACCAGCAGCTACAATATGGATGTGCTTGGCATGAATCTAGTTGGTCAGATTCCAACTGGAACTTTTGTCACTCCATATGCACTAGCCGGCATGGGCTATCAGTGGCAGAATGGTATTAACCAGGGCATGTTCAATGTCGGTGCTGGTCTCCGTATGGAAGTCACCAAGCAGTTCGACGTTGATCTGCGCTACCGTTACATCCAGGGTCTTTACAACCAGACCAACAACAACTTTGTTGGCATTGGAACTACCTTTAAGTTCTAATATCTAGACGTTGGCTCAGATAAAAAAGGCGGCTTTATGCCGCCTTTTTTGTTGTGTGTATATTCAAAAATGCAACATAAATATACTACACAACATGAGGTGACGCCTTGTCCGCAGACATTACAAAGCTGTTCAAAGAAAACTATTCAGCCACTAAAGAAGAAAGAATCAGTATCCTAGACTACTTAACTCTCTGCAAAAACGATCCTATGGCCTATGCCACTGCAGCAGAAAGAATGGTAGCTGCTATCGGTGAACCACAAAAAGTAGATACCAGTGGTGATCCAAGATTAAGTAGAATATTCCTTAATAGAACATTGAGAGTGTATCCAGCATTCAAAGACTTTTATGGTATGGAAGATACAATTGAAAGAATCGTAGGCTATTACAAGCACGCAGCGCAGGGTCTAGAAGAACGTAAACAGGTTCTTTACTTACTTGGACCAGTTGGCGGTGGTAAGAGCAGTCTAGCTGAAAGACTAAAGGAACTGATGGAAACATATCCTATCTATGTTCTTTCTACAGATGATGAAATCAGTCCAGTATTTGAAACTCCTCTGGGTCTTTTTCAAAGTTCAAAATATCATAATCTTCTAAAAGATGAATATGGCATTGACAAACGTTATCTTTCAACCATTCCGAGTCCATGGGCTGTTAAGAGACTTAAAGAGTTTGATGGTGATATTTCAAAGTTTTCAGTTGTGAGACTACAACCAAGTAAACTTGAGCAGATTGCTGTGGTAAAAACTGAACCAGGTGATGAAAATAACCAAGATATTTCATGTTTGGTTGGTAAAACTGATATTAGACAACTAGAAAAGTTCAGCCAAAACGATCCAGATAGCTATAGCTTCAGTGGAGCACTCTGCCGAGGAAATCAAGGACTTGTTGAGTTCGTTGAAATGTTTAAAGCACCAATCAAAGTGCTGCATCCACTACTCACAGCAACACAGGAACAGAACTATGTGGGCACAGAAGCTATCTCCGCCATACCATTTAACGGCATGGTATTAGCACACAGCAACGAAGCAGAGTGGCAGAGCTTTAAGAGCAACAAAAATAATGAAGCCTTCCTCGATCGTATTTGTGTAATTAAAGTACCTTACTGTCTCAGAGTCACAGAAGAGCAAAAGATATATGAAAAGATGTTAGATCACAGTGACTTACGTAATGCACCATGCGCTCCTGAGACATTGAGCTTACTAAGTCGTTTCTGTGTTTTAACTCGCTTGAAAGAACACGATAACAGCAACATCTACAGCAAGTTAAAGGTTTATAACGGCGAAAACATCAAGGAAACTGATCCACGTGCTAAAAGCATGCAGGAATATCGTGATTCTGCAGGCCAAGATGAAGGTATGACTGGTATCAGCACACGTTTTGCTTTCAAAATACTGTCAAGTACCTTTAACTATGATGCAGATGAAGTAGCAGCCGATCCTGTGCATTTTATGGTAATGTTGGAAAACGCCATTATACGTGAGCAGTTTAATGCCGACACCGAAGACAAATATCTAGAATACATACGTGATTATTTGATCAAGGAGTATGCTGAGTTCATTGGACATGAAATACAGCAGAACTATCTAGAAGCATATCACGATTATGGACAAAATCTCTTCGATCGTTATATTCTCTACGCCGATCACTGGCTAGAAGAGATCGACTATAAGGATCCAGATACTGGTAACTTGTTTAACAGAGAAGATTTGAACCAAGAGCTGGAAAAGATTGAAAAGGCAGCTGGCTTTGGTAATCCAAAAGACTTTAGACAGGAAGTTGTCAAGTACGTTCTACGTCAACGTGCTAAGAAAGAAACTGTTAGCTGGACCAGTTATGAGAAACTGAAAAAAGTCATCGAAAAGAAGATGTTTGCTTCAACGGAAGACTTGTTACCTGTTATCAGCTTTGGTACCAAAGCCAGCAAGGACGATCAAAAGAAGCACGACGACTTTGTGCAGAGAATGGTGGCTAAAGGCTATACCGCAAAGCAAACCAAACGGTTGGTGGAGTGGTATATGAGGGTTAACAAGGCAGGATAACGTGAATCCGCCAATCATCATAGACCGACGAAAAAATCCAAAACAGAAAAGCCTTAGCAATAGGCAGCGATTTTTGGAGCGTTTTCGCGGCAAAATAAAAGATGCTGCAAGGAAACACGTCAACAACCGCAGCATCAAAAGCAACAGCGGTCAAGATGTAAACATCTCAGATACTGGAATTGATGAACCACGTTTTACTCACAATACAGGTAACGGTAACTGGGAATATGTGCTGCCCGGTAATGAAGATTACGTACCGGGGGATCATATCCCCAAACCACAAGGCGGTAGTGGAGGTGCTGGTGGCAAGCAAGGCGGTAAAGGCAGCGTAGGCGAAGATGAGTTTAGCTTCTACCTTTCTTATGATGAATATTTGGATTTGATTTTTGATGATTTAGAGCTGCCAGATCTCATCAAAGCCAGTGAAAAAACAATACTAAGTCATCAGATGCGACGTGCTGGTTTCACCAACGCTGGCGTGCCAAGCAATCTAAACATAGAACGCACGGCTATTTCCGGTTTAGGCAGGAGAATAGCTCTAAAATATCCAAAATTGAAAAGAATAAGAGAGTTAGAACTAGAACTTGAGACGGAAACCGATCCAGCTAGACGTTTAGCCATAGAAGAAGAAATAGCTGCATTAAGAATCAAAGCTGCTGCTATTAACTATTTGGACAAACCGGATTTACGTTACAATAACTTTGTTCCACAACCACATCCTATCACTCAAGCTGTGATGTTTTGCATTATGGACGTAAGTTATAGTATGGGCGAAACTGAAAAAACCATCAGTAAAAAGTTCTTTATGTTGTTACATTTGTTCTTACAGCGCAGATATAAGAACATAGAAGTGGTTTTTATTAGACATCATGAAACAGCAGAAGAATGTGATGAAGAAACATTCTTCACTAAAAAGGAAACTGGCGGAACTATTGTCAGCACAGCATATGAGTGTGCCAACAAAATCATTACCGAACGATACAATCCCGGTGATTGGAACATTTACATAGCACAATGCAGTGATGGTGACAACTATAGCAATGATAATGACGAGCTTAATAGTTTAATACGCAGTATAATTGATGATGTACAGTTTTTGGCGTACTTGGAAATAGATCAACATCCAGCGAATGCAATGTACAATGTTAAAAGCAATCTCTGGGAAACAATAGAAGACGTACAGGCGGATCATCCTCAGATTGCAATGCATAATATACAAGATGAAAAAGATATACTAACCATCTTCCGTAAGTTTTTCAAAAGGAAAGACAATGGCTGATTTATTATGGACTGGTAATGACTGGAACTTTGATGCTATACAGCGTGTTTATTCTGCTTGCGAAAACATTGCTGTAAACGATCTTAAACTAAACTGCTACCCAAATCAACTAGAAGTCATAAACTCAACTCAAATGCTAGATGCTTATACTAGTGTTGGCATGCCCATATATTACAAGCATTGGAGTTTTGGCAAACATTTTGTGCGTGAACAAAAAAGCTATCAAAGTGGAAGAAGTGGACTGGCCTACGAGTTAGTTATAAATTCAAATCCTACGATAAACTACCTCATGGAAGACAACACCATGACCACACAAGCATTAGTGATAGCACATGCAGCGTTTGGACATAATCATTTCTTCAAAAACAACTATCTTTTTCAACAGTGGACAGATGCCGGTGGTATTGTTGATTATTTGATATTTGCCAGAGACTATATTGATAAACAAGAAACCAAACATGGCAAAAAAGCCGTTGAAGAATGGTTAGATAGCTGTCATGCACTTATGGATTATGGTGTTAATAGATATAAACGTCCTGGTAAGTTAAGCATGGAAAAGGAAAAAGCTCGTCAAAAGGAACGCAGCGAGTTTTTACAAAGCCAAGTTAGTGATTTGTACAGGATTCTACCAAAGGCCAAAGAAAAGACAGCAGAAGTTAAGAAGTTTCCAGCCCAACCAGAAGAAAACTTACTGTATTTCTTTGAAAAGTACAGCCCGGATATTGAAGATTGGCAGCGAGAGATACTGCGTATTGTACGCAAAATCGCACAGTATTTTTATCCACAAGGTCAAACTAAAGTTATGAATGAAGGATTTGCCAGTATTGTTCATTACAAGATAATGAATATGCTACACAAACGTGGTATGACACCGGATGGCGCACATCTAGAGTTTTTAGCACTGCACACCAACGTACTATA